AGCAGCTATGACTAAATATAATAAAGAAGCAACTAAGTTTGAAAACGAAGTTAATAGTAAAAAACTTAGAGGAGCCAAAAGAGTTAGGATACCAAGAATTAGTTTAGATGCACCTAGTCAAACAATTGCTAATTGGGGAAACTTTAATAAAAAATATAAAGATGTATTTAATGAAAATTTTAAAACTAAAAGATATGGTTTTGTTATTCCAAAAGATTTAAAAACTATTCCTGAATTACGTAAAGAAGTATTAAATCCAAAAAGTTCGACTTATAAAACAATGATAAACCATCTTAAAGAAGGTTTTAATGAGTATGACGAGAAAAAGTTATTTCAAAAAATTAATCAAATGACTCCTGACGCTGTTAAAAAAATACTAAGACGTATTCCAAGAATTGCTCAAATAGACGACTTTGAAACAAATAGATTTGCATCAGCAGATAACATTATGACATCAGGTGTTAAATACGTTGATGATGTTACTGTTGGTGGTGGAGGTGGTGGTGAAGAAGGCAATTTTATTACACGAAATCCCTACACTACCGCTGGAGCTGGAGTAGCTGCAACTGCTGCAACTAAACCAGGTAGAAAATTTTTAGGTAAAGCATTCAATTTAGGCACAGGACCAATGGGTGCTGCTGGTTTAACTTATGCATTTAGACCTGAAGGTGGATATGATTTAAGGAGACCTGAAGATAGAATAACTTTTGAAGCAGAAGCTGCACTGGCGCCAACTTTAGTAAAAGGTGCACAAAGTGTAACTGAAAAAATTAAAAATCCACTTCTTAGAAAAGGACTTGAGTATGCATCAGGAATAAGACTACCTGGAGTTAACCCTGCAAATATGTTGAGAGCAGCAAGAGTTGCCTCACCATTTGGTTTGCTATCATTAGCTGGAGAAGGAATATATCACGCTGGAAAAAAAGAAATGGAAAGAAGAGCAAAACTTAGTCCACAAGAACTTGCAGATTTTCATTTAAAAAGACAATCAAGAGGTTGGAGTGGAATGGCAAATGGTGGAATAATGAGTTTGAAAAAGAAATGGTAAAAGAAAACCCAACATTAGTTAAAAATATGAAACACGTTAAATGGAACGCTATACCCCCTTTAAAAGGGCCTAATCCACAAGGGTTGATTAAAGTAGTAAAAAAGGATAAGAAGAAGCAGGAGAATTTAAATGGCAGAAATAGATAAAACTCTCCCTAACGTTAAACGACCAGAAGATGAAGTTGCAGAAGTCGTTAACTTACAGGAAGAAGTTCAAAAAGGTCCAATCGAGATCACAGAAGACGAAACAGGTGCAACAATTGATTTTGACCCTACGGCAGTTCAAATGCCAGATGGTGGAGATCACTTTGCAAACTTAAACGAATTACTTCCAGAAGATGAAACATCTACCATTGGAAATCAATTACAAAATGATTTTAGAGAATATAAAGTTTCTCGTGCAGAATGGGAAAGAGCTTATATTGTAGGTTTAGATCTTTTAGGATTTAAATATACAAACAGAACTGAACCATTTCAAGGAGCTTCAGGTGCAACACACCCAGTTCTTGCAGAAGCAGTTACACAATTTCAATCTTTAGCTTACAAAGAATTACTTCCAGCTGATGGACCCGTAAGAACGATGACTATGGGAGCACCAAGTCCACAAAAAGAAATGCAAGCTCAAAGAGTTAAAAATTTTATGAACTATCAGTTAATGGATCAAATGAAAGAATATGAACCTGAATTTGATCAAATGTTATTTTATTTACCATTAGCAGGTTCAACATTTAAAAAAGTTTATTATGATGATTTATTGGGACGAGCAGTATCAAAGTTCGTTCCTGCAGATGACCTTGTTGTTCCGTATACGGCTACCTCATTAGACGATGCGGAATCAGTCATCCATGTTGTCAAGATGTCAGAAAATGATTTGCGTAAACAAATGGTTGCAGGTTTTTATTCTGACATCGAATTGACAAAGCCTACTGGGACAATTACTAACGAATTAGAAGAAAAAGAAAGAGAAGTCGAAGGAATTACAAAATCCCAAAGAGTAGAAGCTATGTACACTATTCTAGAATGCCACGTTAATCTAGATTTAGAAGGCTTCGAAGATGTTGGTCCTGACGGGGAACCAACTGGAATAAAATTACCTTACATCGTTACAATCGAAGAAGGTAGTAGGAAAGTTTTGTCTATTAGACGAAACTTTGCGCCCAACGATCCTAAGAAAAAGAAAATCCAATATTTTGTCCACTTCAAATTTCTGCCAGGACTAGGATTTTACGGATTAGGATTAATACACATGATTGGCGGATTGAGTCGCACTGCAACTGCGGCTCTCCGTCAGTTATTAGATGCTGGAACTTTATCTAACTTACCAGCCGGATTTAAACAGAGAGGTGTCAGAGTAAAAGATGATGCCCAAAATATACAACCAGGTGAATTTAAAGATGTTGACACACCTGGAGGTAATCTAAAAGATGCTTTCGTATTCTTACCTTACAAAGAGCCATCACAAACGTTATTGCAATTGATGGGAATTGTAGTTCAAGCAGGACAAAGATTCGCGTCCATTGCTGACATGCAGGTTGGGGACGGGAATCAACAGGCCGCTGTTGGTACAACCGTAGCTCTTTTAGAACGTGGTTCAAGAGTAATGTCAGCAATACATAAAAGACTTTATGTGTCTTTAAAAAATGAATTTAAATTACTGGCAAATATTTTTAAAACTTATCTTCCACCAGAATATCCATACGATGTTATTGGTGCATCACGTAATGTTAAACAAACTGATTTTGATGACAGAGTAGATATATTACCTGTAGCTGATCCAAACATATTCTCAATGTCTCAAAGAATATCTATGGCTCAAACACAATTACAATTAGCAATGTCTAATCCACAAATGCATAACATGTATATGGCTTATAGAAATATGTATAATGCAATTGGTGTAAAGGATATCGATAGAATATTACCACCCCCTCCGCCTAATATGCCAAAAGATCCAGCGATCGAGCATATAGATGCAATGGGTATGAAACCTTTCCAAGCGTTTCCAGGTCAAGATCATAGAGCACACATAACTGCTCACTTAAATTTTATGGCTAGTAACTTTGTTAGAAATAATCCTAGCATTACTGCAGCATTAGAAAAAAATATTATGGAGCACATATCATTGATGGCACAAGAACAAATACAATTAGAATTTCCACAAGAAATTCAAATGTTACCACAAATGCAACAGATGGCAGTTCAGAATCCTCAAGTACAACAACAGTTTCAAGAAATATCTCAGAAGATAGAAGCAAGAAAAGCTATCTTGATTGCAGATATGACTGAAGAGTTTATGAAGGAAGAAAAACAAATTACATCTCAATTTGATCATGACCCATTATTGAAATTAAAACAAAGAGAAGTTGATCTTAAAGCTATGGAAAATGAGCGTAAGATGAAAGAAGACGAAAATAGGATCAATTTGGATAAAATGAAATTAATGCAGGCAAGAGAAATTAATGATGAAAAATTAGAGCAGAATGAAGATTTAGCTCAACTTAGAGCAGATACTACTATGGCTAAATCAATGATATCTGCGGATGTTAAACTGACTTCAGATAAAATGAAGGCTAAAGATGTAAAGACCTTGAAAGGTCCTAAATCTTAGTATATAGAACCAATAGGAGATAATTATGGCTAAAGAAGGTAAAGGATATAATCAGTCTATGTTTACTAACAAAGATGGCTACGCTAAAGGCGGAGTTAAAATAGAAGTTCCTTCTCAAAACTTAGAAATTGACCCAAGAGGTAAATCTAGTTTTAGAGGTAAAGGAGTTTATGTTGCAACTGGAGATAAAGTTGATGTTAGAGGAACAAAGGCGATGAGAAAAGAAAAGAAACCTGTAAAAGCAACTTGGTACTAACATGTGGTTATCGGCAATTAAATTAGCCGTTTCTGCTGGAAGTAAAATTTACGCTAACCGACAGAAGACGAAAATGGCAATGTCAGATGCACAGTTAATGCATGCTGAACGTCAAGCTCGTGGCGAGGAAGCTTACCAGGGCAAACTGTTAGAAGCACGTCAAAACGACTACAAGGACGAGGTGGTCCTCGCGATTCTCACGTTGCCAATTTTGGTGCTCGCATATGGGGTCTGGTCTGACGATCCGGCAGCCATGGAAAAGATAAAGATGTTCTTTGACCATTTCCAGGCGCTCCCATCATGGTTCACTAATTTATGGATACTTGTATGTGCGAGTATTTTTGGTATAAAGGGTACACAAATTTTCAGAAATGGAAAAAAATAATAAGGAGAAAATATGAGAAATGATTTTGGAACAAGACCTTACAAATCTAGATTCGGTGGCAGAACAGCTATGAAGAAAGGCAAGTCTGCTAAGAAACAAGGATACGATGATAGATTAGATGAGTCTCTAGGTGCAAGACACGGCAAAAAATCTCAAAGCTACAAAGCTAGAAGAAAAGAATCTGAAGGCATGGAAAAAGCTATGGGAAGAAGAAAATATGCTGCTGTTAAAACTATGGACAAAGGTCGTAGAAAAAAAGTATAAGGAGAAGTTATGAGTATAATTGGAGCAGCCAAAAGAGGTTTTGGTAAAGCTTATCAAGCTTATAAGCAAAGTAAAATTGCACGTGGTAAATCTACGCGTGAAGAACGTATTAAATACGGTGGAAGAAGTCCTGATATTAAATCTGTTCCCGCAACAAAAAAAATTAAAGGAAGTGTTGAAAGAGGTAAGGCTAAGGAATACACAAGAAGAATTGATAAATTACATTCCGCAGAGAAAAAAGTTTCAGAAGGTAAAAAAATGATGAAAGAAGGACAAAAAGCGAGAAAAGGAATGCAAGAGACTGGAACAGCATTTAAATTTAAAAGATCAAAAAGTTATCATCCTATAGATCCTAGGGGAGATGTACAAAGATATAAAATTAAAAAAGGTGTAGCTGAGTGAGAACTTTTAGATCACCAAACGCAGGACAAACTTATTTAACTTTGCAACATGACACAAGTCCAAGGTCCGGGTACAAACCACCTGCTGGACATAATGCTCAAGGTTATAGACAACCAACTGTTGTTAGTATGGCTAAAGGTGGTTGGATACAAGACGTAAATAAATCAATCAAGAAACGTGGAACTAAAGGAAAGTGTACACCTATTACAAAAAAAGGTTGCACTGGAAGAGCAAAAGCGTTAGCAAAGACATTTAAGAAAATGGCTAAGAAAAGGAAATCATGATGAAATCAGTTTTACCAAGATTAAAAAGAAGTTTAGAAAAAAGAAGAATGCAAGTAGAAGATCCCAGAGGATTAGAAAAAGGTGGAGAAATGCCAACAGAAAAAAAAAGAAAAAAAGCAATGGAAAAATTTCAATTAGGTAAAGGATATAACATAGGTGGAAGAGCTAACTTACTAGAAGAAATGGGTCGTCTAGATGCAGAGAAAATGAATCCAAATAGAAGAGCTGAGAAGCATAGAGTTATTGGAGAATTAAACAAAGGTTATAAATCAGGTGGTGCAGTCCTTAAAGGTAAAAAAGTAGGGTGCCAAATCAAGTAATGGAAATTTTAAAGAAAATATGGAACTTCCTATTTGGAAGTAAAAAAGAAGAACCAG